CTCCAGCAAAAACATCTTTAGCTGCTAGTTTTAAATTAAAACCTGCTTTATTTACTTCAGCTATTGTTTTTGGTTCTGCTGGATCAGCAAATATCTCATCTTTACGAGATAAGCCCAAGTATTTCATCCTATCAATTAAAATTGAGGTAGACATCTTAGTATCATATATCAGTTGCTCCACATATATGTCGCCATCGTAGTTTTTACATTTAACCAAGGCTGTTTGGTGGTTAAAGCCAAAGTCAAGCCCATAAAATACATCTCCACCCTCTGGGAAGTTTCTTCTTCTTCTCCAATGCGAATAAATAGTTGCTTCACTAATCGCCCTTTCCCCTAATCCGTAAACTCTCCAATATTCGTGGTCAGCTTCTCTTAGTCTTTCAATCTCTGCAATAATTGTCTTGTCTAAAAACGGATTGTCTTTATAAGTTGTAATTGTAAAGTCGGTATCTTCTCTAGGAATGACTTTATCGTAAATCCACGAGTAATAATCCGAAGGGTTATAGTCTAAAACGATTTTATCGGTAGTTCTTAGGGCTAATTGCATCCAAGATTCGTAATTGACCTCATTTGCCTCATTAATAAACAAATAATGTCTTTTACGACCTCTAATCTTCTGAGGTTGGTCGGTAGATACAAATTCTACCGTATTCCCATTTAGAAAATATAAATTCTCTGATTTATTGTGTTTTTCCTCTGAGTATAGGCCATATTTAGATAATATCTCAATAAAGTCCCTCATAACGGAACCTTTGATGCTTGGTAGGGATGAACGGCAAATAGTTAAGGTTTTACCCTTCTCTTGCAATAGCTTCACTATAAACCAGGTAAGTACATTGTAAGTTTTACCTGACCTCGTTCCCCCTTGCATCACAGAAATCCTTTTCTTAGATTCATTTAAAACTTGAAAGACGACATTGGTGGTTACTTCCATAGAAAAAAATTAAAATTTTTGGTTTGCTCAAATCAAAGCTAATACTTTTCGTTTTATAGGAAGGTAGGTGTATCGGTCATAAATAAGGATATTATCGGATATTTACGGCTCAAAGTTGCTTTATTAGTAAACTTTTGTGAGCGATATAAGTCAAAAAGTCAAGTTTTACCTTTACTTTATACCAAATCTAAATAAAAGGCATTTAAAGGCGATTTAAGACACTCTAGTTGTTTTTGGATACATAGTACTACTTTTGAATTAAAGTGTCTGTATTGGTCTTAAAATAGCATTTAAACACTATTCCTCATATTCCCCAGCTTCATTTTCTATATCTACCTCTTTATCGTACTCGTAAAGTGGTATATCTTGGATATTAGCAGCTTCAGTAGCAGGAACTACCATTCCAGCATCTTCTAGTTGTAAATGCTCATCACCATCTAGCTTAGGAACATCTTCAATATGGTTAGTTTTTAACACATTCACTGTAATCTGCTTAACAACATCTCCTTCGTGAGCTACTTCTTGTCTTTCTATGTATCCTCTACGCTTACCTTTGGTTTTTAACAGAAACATAGTAGCTAACGTATCTCCCTTAGCAATCCTTTCCATCAGTTTGTGTTCACCAAAGTCCAACATTATCTCCTCTGGTTCTATTTCAGCTAGTTTTCTAGCAAACTCTGGATCATTCTTAATCCATACGTTATATGACGACCTAGATACCCCAGCTGATTCACAAGAGATGGTTATGTTACCAAAATTCTCCTTGTAAGCTATGATAAAAGCTTCTTTAGTTATATCCTTAAACTCTGCATTCATAGTTGATAGTTTTATTTTTTAGGTTTGGGTTTACACTTGTACATATTACAATTTATTTTAATGGGTTATATAAAAAATTAAAAAATTACAATGTTAAACATCGTTAAGACAATGTTAAAAATCAGAATAATGAAGGGCCCAAGACTTAGTGTAAAAAGTACACACTAAAAAAAGTGGTAGGGAGTCAAGCCCCAACCCAAAAAATTCATTCTAAGCCTATTTTCAGCCTCAAGGTTGCCCTATCTCCGTTTAACCTTAGTCCTTACCTTATCCGATAATTAACCCCGCTAAATTAGGCTAAAAATAGTTAAGGATTCAATGTCTACTAATATAGTATACTTTATTGATTGTTTACGCGGTCTTATGTGGAAACTAAAAAATACCCAATAATACTTCTATTCAATTAATATAACAATATACCCATTTATTAACTAAGAATAAGTATATTATATTAATATACTAATATATTGATAAATGCAACATTCTATAATGTACTACTTAACTAATATATCCTATAAATAAAATAATTTAATATTTTTTAATATTTTTTAACTTTGTATTCATTTATTCCTTATCTTTACTTTATTAAATAACAAAATAAAAAAAACACTATGAGAAAATTAAATGCTTTTTTAACTATTGGATCTGTAATAATTGCAAGTAATGGTTTATTCTTTGCAATGTTTGGACAATTTGAAATTATGCTATTATGTATTAGTACTTCATTTATTACTTCACTTTTAATAAAATTAAACTAATGGGCCAATTTATTTCACTATTTGAATTGATCATATTTATATTAGCAAGTTTAACTAGCTTACTAATTTATGTATTAATTAAAACAGTTTACCAAACATTAAAAAATAAATAAAACAAAATGACAAACACACAAACACAAACAGAACTAACAGCAAAACAGGCTGAAAAATTAGCAAGACAAGAGGCTAAAAAAGAAATAAAAAGACTGGAAAAGATTGAAGCTGAAAAGAAACAAAAACCAGTAAAGGAAATAACCTTTTCAATTGAATGGAGCAAAGGAGGCAATCCTACATTAGAGGCAAGAGCTTACCACGTTGATGGATCGACCTCATATGTTAAAGCAAGAGCTGGAGGTTGGGGCTATTGTAAAGAAAGTACCGTAATTGCCGACGCCTTTAACAGTTTATTAAAATATAAACTATATGAAATACAAGATATTGAAAAATTGCCTTACGGTATTTACATAAATAAAAATAAATACACTGGATATTCTGGAGGTATTGGCGTTTCTTGCTATTATTCAATATCCGAACTAATTGGCGGAAAGTTCGAAAAATTAGCAAGCGGGAAATCCTTCGACGCGTATAAATTTACGATGAATCAATAAATAATAATTTAACAAACAAACAAAAAAACAAACAAAATGAGAAAATTTAATTTAGTTGCAGGCCCTAAAAACAGTTTTCGCCCTGCATTCGAGTACATTCAAGTAAAAAACGGCTTTACTTATTCAACGGACGGTCACAAATTGGTAAAAATACCAATTAAAGAGGCCTTCGGATCATTACCAGCTGAAGCCCCTTCTGAATTTTATTTTAAGGCTGAGGCCTGGAAAAAGGGTAATTTTTATAAGGCCTTATATTACAATATTAAAGATAATTATCTGGAGGCCTTCGATAAAAAAGGAAAGCTAGGTATAATTGATATTTTAACACTAGATCAATTTAGAGATCAAATTGGCGGTAATTATCCAGACTGCGAACAAGTATTACCAGGAGATGAAAAACCAGCCGAAGCCGTCGATCTAATTAGCTTTAATCCTTCATTCCTTCAAGATCTTTGCGAAGTATTTAACCAACCTACAAATAATTTTATTTATACATTTTTCGGTAAAACTAAGGCTATAAAAGTAACTCATAAAGATATGGAAGGCTTCGGTATCTTAATGCCAATATCTATGCACGACTAACGAGGTTAACTGAGGAGGCTTAAAATAGCCGAAATAAAGGCCCCTTAATTGGGGCTTTTATATTAACCAAATACCAAAAAAATGAATATTTATCAATTGGGCGTAATTATTGAAAAGCTAGAAAAAGAAAAAAGAAAAGAGGACGAAAATTTATTAGAATTTTACAAAAGTTTATATTCTCAAACTATTAAAGAAATAGCCAATAAAATAGCGGATGAATTAGGCCTAAATTAAGCCAATTTAAGGCCTTAATTTTATTTTTGATATCCTTATATTAATTTTAAAAGTTAAGCCAAATTTGGGGCTAAAAATAGCCTTAAAAAGCATTTTTATGCTATTGTAAGCTAAGCAAATTGTAAAATATCAATGTTGCAACATCAATGTTTAAACATTAGTTGTTTATGCAACTAATTGATAAATTTATGATATGCCAAAAACCTGCCAAAAACCCTATGCAAAAACTCCCCAAAAACCTGCTAAAAATCCCCTAAAAATCCCACAGCCAAAAATCTGGCAAAAATCTGGCAAAAACCTAACAAAAATCTTGTACGGAAGATTACCGTACAAAAAACATTTAACTTTTAGTTAACAAAAAACCTGCTAAAAATCCTCAATAATAACAAAAAACCATTAACTTTGCTTAACAAAACAAAAAACCATTAATTATGACCAAATTTGAATTTATCGAAGAAACTAATCCAGTAACTGGATATGTTAGATACTGGACCGAAAAAGACGGTGTCTATGTAGATCACACAATCTCTGATCGTG